GACGCCCCACGGAAACATCAAGACCAAAGTGAACCGAAACAGCCACCGTCGCAGATCAGCTGACGGACACATGTCGCACATCAGCCGTCAGAGAACAATGGTGGCGACCGGCGCAGTGAGATCAAAACCAATACTGGTCTTGAAACACCGACCGCTTACGCCTCGCGCGGCATCCACGGTTTGCGGTCCCCGACCACGGTCCGCCGCTACTGGAGGTGCTGGGCCGCCGCCATCGCCAAGGGCTTGGCCGAGCCGGTGGCGCTGGGCGATGACGTCGAGTTGCCCCGCGATGCGTGGGAGGACTTCTACCACCCCGCCCGCGCTTGCCCGCCCCTGCCGTCAGATACAGGCGAGCCGCTACCGACGCGCGATGCCGACGCGGCAGACACCGTGGAAAGCTCCGATCCCGACCAGCCGGTCATCATTCCTTTCCCCGCGCCGCGTCGCCCGACCGGCCGTGGCGTGGGGAAGCGCATCTGGCCGCCCCAGCCTGATCCGAAGTTGCACCACCCGATCGATGAGGGATGGCTGCCGCGGCTCTGGCTCGACTGCATGGAGCGCGACGGCGAAAGGGTCCTCCGGTCTGCGCACGACCTAGGCCGCGGCGACCTGGAGCGCACCGCGCGAATCCGTCAGCTGATAGACGCCATAGAGCGCGCGATCACGGCACAGGCGACCGGCGATGCGTAGCCCCCCGAAATGCGGACCCCCCCGGCTACAACCGAGGGGGACCAACGCACAGAACACCAATCAACGCGTCAAGGCAAAGCCTATCTCGGCTACGGGTCATGGGGCGCAGGAAGGAACAACCCATGACCGATAAGTACGCCTGGGCGAAGTCAGTAGAAACCGACAAGCGCATCAGCCCCCTCCACCGCCTGATCCTGAGCCATTGCGGCATCCACTGTGTCTACGGCACCGAGGAAACGTTCTGCATTCGCCAGCAGACGGTCGCCGATCACTTCGAGGTGCGGCGGCAGACGGTGGGGGCCGCGCTGACGGCGGGGCGGCGGTTTGGCTGGCTCCAGACCATCGAGCGCCAGCGCGGCCGGGGGTGGCACCAGGGTGACGCGCACCGGCTGACCATCCCGGCTGAAATAGGTGCGCCGCCGCAGACATATTCCGGCGAGAAATATCTGCGCGGCGGCGGCGAAATAGGTGCGCCGCCGCAGACATATTCCGGCGAAATAGGTGCGCCGCCGCGTACAGAATATGTGCGTTTGAACGCGTTTGATAACGCTTCTACCAGCGAAAACGATGCCCTTATGGTTACAGGAATGGTTACAGAACAAAAGAACATGGTTGCAGCACATGGGTTTGCGAAAGGCAGCTGCGGCCAGCGCGCCGTTCGCATTGTTGAGGACTTCGTCTACGGCCAACTTCGCAAGGGCGGCGCCAAGCGCGTCCTCGTTGGCGCGATCGGAGAGGCCCTGCGTGTCGGCTTGCACGAGGACGTCATCCTCGACCTAATCCAGGAGTGGCAGGGAAAGGCGTGGCCGTCATCGGCCGTCTTCTGCGCCATGCTCCGCAAGGCGCGAGACGAAATGATCGTCGACGCCGAAGTGGTCGACGACCAGCCGTCCACACAGAGCGCGTGGGATGGCCTGTTCAACCTAGGGCTGCGGTCATGAACGAGACCGTCTCACGTCGACCCACTCACGTCTGGGCGGACCCGGTGCCGGGTGGCCGTGTTGCCTTGGCGGCCGTCACCGACGGGGGCGGGAGCTGTGTCGTGTACCTGACGCCAGCCGCCGCCGCCAAGCTCGGGCACATGCTCATCGGCGCCGCCGAATCGGTGGAGTTGCCGGGGCCACCGTTATGACCCGCCACCACCGTGAGGCCAAGTCCACGCCGCCGCGCCAGCTCTGCCGCTTCTGCGGCAGGCCCATCGAAAAGCCGCACCGGCCTTCGTGTCCCAGGCGGCCCACAGACCAGGCCGGCGACCGCCGACCGGAGGAGGAGAACCGATGAAGCCATCCGAACTGAAACGCCGGTTGCAGTCCACCCTGCCCCGGCAACCCGACGCACCTTTCGTCCGTATTACTCCACGCGATCACGACGAGCGCCGGTGTCCGGCGAGGTGTGCGGACCACTACGAGATCGCGGCGTCCTACACCGACGCCGACCCCCGCCTGCTCGAGCCGTTGGAGAAGGCGCTGGGCGAAGTCCCCGGCGTGTACTTGACAACCCGGATTCACGGGTGGGGTCGACCGATAAGCAATTCCGACTGGCCGGTGGCGTGGATACGCCGTTGCCGCGGATTCGGCAACCTGCGTCCGCAAGTCTTGGCGCTGATCAGAGACCCGGATGCGGTCACATGAGCCGCTGGTGCCAGCGCCGATAGCGCGCGGCAACCTAGGCAACCGGATGGCGCGCGGCCAGGCGCTGGCGCTGGCGCGCCAACTGGCCAGGGTCGTACCTTAATCGGGCCGTACGCCACGCAGGCGCGACGAATCCCACCCGTGTAATACCAAAACACCCGGCAGGCCGCTATCGCGACACGGGCCAAACCACGGCGAAAACTCAAGGGAGGCAGCGTGACTGAGTCCGACGATTGGCTTGATGAGGAACGCAAGCGGTTTGGACGCCCGGTAGCCGAGGACGACATCAGCGCGGGGTACGACCTGGTGCTCGATGCCGTGCTCGCGGCGCGGCAGGCGGAGAAAGCCCGTTCCAAGCGCCAGGATTAGATAACGGCGCACCGGGACTCGTGTTCTGGGCTACCCCCCTTGGTAGACCTCCCGATGCGCCGCCCCGGATTCGGCCGACCCCCTTCCACCGGTCGCAGAGGAGCCGGGAAACCAGGCGCGGCTATGGCGCGTCGCGTCCGGTGGCCGCTCTGCTGGCGGCCTCCCGGCTCCGCGACACGCCCGCTCTGCCGACTCTGGGCGGAGCCGTCACACGGGCATACGATTTGTTCACCACGGCGTTCTGGCGCGATGCAGGACCGGCACGGTCCCCAAGAGAGTGATTCCGTTCCCGTCGTGGCCAATGGCGGTGACGGCGCCTCTACAACCACCCCGTCACGGTGAGACGGCGCCGTGCCGCCATTCCTCATGACCGGAAATCCTCATGACTCAGGGCACGCCCAACCGCGAATTTCTGACCAAGCTCGAGCGCAAGCGCGACAACATCCACGCCGCCGCCGAAACCATGCTCCAGGAGGCCCGCGCCGCCGGGCGCGACGAGCTCAACATCGGTGAGGCCCAACGGCTCAAGCACATGATGGCCGACCTGCGCGGCCTGGGCGAGCACATCCAGGAGTACCGCTCCGACCTGGAGCGCGCTCAGATACCGACACACCTGTCGCGCCTCTCGCATCCGACGCAGACCACTACTTCAAGGAACACCATGAACAGCCACGCTGACGCACGCGACCTCATCTACCGGCGCGGCGACCACCGCCAATCCTGGTGCCGCGATCTGATCCGGCTCAGCCTCAACCTCGACTCAGACGGCGAGTCGCGAGCCCGGCTCACCAGTCATGCCCAGCAGGTGATCGACCACCCGGCCTTCATGGAACACCGCGACCTCTCCCGCGTGGATGGGCAGGGCGGTTACGCGGTGCCGCCCGCCTGGCTGATGAATCAATACATCGAGCTGGCGCGTCCGGGCCGGGCGTTCGCGAATCTTGTGCAGCGCCAACCGCTTCCGGGTGGCACGGACTCAATCAACATCCCGAAGGTGTTGACCGGGACCAGCACGGCCATCCAGGCCGCGGACAACACGCCGGTCACCGACGTCGACCTGACCGACACGTTCATCAACGCACCGGTCCGGACGATCTCCGGACAGCAAGGGGTTGCGATCCAGCTTCTCGATCAAAGTCCAATTGCGTTTGACGACTTGGTATTCAGGGATCTAATTGCCGACTACGCCAGCCAGCTCGACAAGCAGTGCCTGTACGGCAGCGGCGCCAACGGCCAAGTGCTCGGCGTGAACAACACGCCGGGAATCGGCACCATCGCCGTATCGACCGTTGACATCCAGGGTGTCTACTCGGCCATCGCCAACGCGATCCAGCTCGTGCACACCACCCGCTTCCAGCCGCCAGAGGTTATCGTCATGCACCCGCGGCGATGGGGCTGGTTCCTGGCCCTGCTCGACAACCAGCAACGGCCACTGTTTCTGCCCGACGCCAACCGGCCGTGGAACGCCGCAGGCGTCCTGGAGGAGGTCGCCAGCCAGCAGGTGGTCGGCAGCATCCAAGGCTTGCCGGTGGTAACTGATCCCAATATCGCCACCAACAGCGGCGCGGGCACGGAGGACATCGTGTACGTCCTGCGCGCATCCGACGTTGTGTTGTGGGAGTCGGGTATTCGTGCTCGCGTCCTGCCGGAGACCAAGGCCGCCAACTTGACGGTGCTGTTGCAGTTGTATGGCTACCTAGCGTTCAGCGCGGCCCGCTACCCGCAGAGCGTCGTCGAGATCACCGGGCTGACAGCACCCACGTTCTGAGGAACTTGCCTCCGGCCGTTGGGCTAAGACGACCCTCGGGCACGACGCATGCACACCAATCCCGCCGCCCGTCATGGCATCGCCTCGGCCCACGCGATATGCCCGTCGAAGCCAAGGGATTTCGCCATGTCGCGGTAGCGACCCCGTAAGTGCGTATTAAGCCGGGCCGCGCTGAAAGAAGGAGGTAAGAGCGTTGGAGACGTTCGCGGGCGAAGACGGTGACTTAACCTACTGCGGACGCACTGCGGACGGTCGATACGTGGCAGACGTGGGATACACCAAAGGTATCAACGACATACGCCATCCAGTAATGCCGTTCGCGCCGCACGGGAGCGACACTCCTGCGCGGTGACGAGCGCGGTGGAATGTACATCGGCACAATCAACGATCGCCATGCCAACTACAGCCAGACGGCATCGGGCCCGGACCCTACGGCTGCGAGTGTGAGCTGGGTCCGGGCCAGGTGCTTCGGGTTAGACGTGGGCTGCTGCGTACTTCTTCAGCTGTGCTTCGAGGG